ATGTTTATTTAATAAGCATTGCAATCTGAAAGCCCCCACTGATTGAAATAAAGGTGGACGTGTAGCCCAGAACCGATGCTTATTTTTTTGTCTTGATTTCGTGCGTGTGTGGTAGTACTTGATTTGGAACGGTTGTTAATACTACGTTTTTACAGGTAACAGCATCTTCTCCAACAAACTTTACACCAAGTTTTAGTTGCTCTGAGCATATCTTAAGTCTTGCCAAATTAGCTTCTAATTTAGCCTTTATCAATGCAAACTCCTGTCCTTTAATATTTGCTTCTGCTGCTCTTAGACACATATCATCAAACCTTTTACCTAAAGGTATCTGTAAGCTTATTGTCACTCCATAATTTAAGTTATATGTAGTCTGATCTAGTCTCGGCTGTTCTGAAGTGTAAAGGATACGACCAGGATTAATAAGATTACCATTATCATCTTCTGAAAGATCGTATATGTTGGTTCTAGTTGTTGTAGATCTTGGTAAGCTAAAATTTTCTCCTTTAGTAATGAAGGGGTTGATTCCAAGAGTGGGTAGCTGACATTGTATTCCATTTGAAAACCTGTGAGTTGGGAAGCCTCCCGATATAGATTGATAGCCATTATTGATAACCGTTCCAGAACTTGATGCACTTGGGCTAGAAACGGTATTAGCATTTACAGGAGAAAAGCTACAAAAGATTATTGCGAGAAGATACTTAAGCTTGTACTCTGACTTTCTGTATTTATAGTCCTTTGGATCGTACTTGTTGCGTCCAAACCAGGAGCTAAAAAGTTCTCGGTGATCGAAAATGCTTTTGTTGGATCTGTTACCTCCCATTGTGGTTTTGTATTTAGTTCTGGAGTCACCCATTTAAAAGACACTCCATTAATAGTCTGCGTGTTTGTATAGGTTGCGTCAGGTGAAATAACTGTACCTTGTGATGGTTTAACATTAGTTCCCTGCATTGAATATGAATATCCTGTCCTGTAGTTCTCTGTAACGATAGTCTCAACAATAACTGTTTTACTTGTACTCGTAGATTCAATCTGTCCTGTGGTGAACGCTGGTGTAATGCTTCCAGCTTTTGCATTAGGTATTGCAAGAAATAAAAGTACAAGCCACCTCATTAATCAATTTCTAGTTTTATTGTATTTGACATCTGTGCGGTAACTCCTGCACCTGTAGCAGATAGGTTAACTGTCATTGCACCTCCAGAGTCCATTGTCATAGCTGTCGTACCAATATCTCCTCCACTTACTGTGGTTGTATCTCCAAAGATGGGCACAGTAGGAGTAACACCATTAGTAACTGTAGTACCAGCAGTAGGAATAGCGTCACCCTGTATATAGCTTTCAGAAACAGACCAGGCATCACCTGCTGTGGTAACTGCGTAAGTGGTTGTTGAATCTATAGTTGGAACACCATTTGTTATTTGATTATCTGTTAAATCTAACGTACCAATAGCATTAGCAGTTTCACTGGCAGTTGGAGTAACATTTGTACCTGATGCAGAGAAGGTCGTACCAACACGATTTGCGGTAGATGAAGCACCTATAGTTGATACAGAAACTATGTTCTGGATTGAGTGAGAAATATCAGCCAGTACTACGGTAGGGCTGCTGACGATAAATAAAAACGGAATTAGTTTTTTAATCATGTGTTGCTGATACCTACTTTGGAATCTTTGTTATCTACTATGTCTATCTTACCTTTTGGCTTTTTATTATCGTTGTTTTTCTTAATGTTTAATCCGTACTGTGCTGTCACGGCCGAAAGTAAGCCAGCAGCGAAGGTGGTATCAATCTGCCTGGTAGGGTTTGGATTGAAGTATGACCATGAAATTACCCCTAAACTCCAAAAAAGAATAATCATCTGAACCACATTTGCAATCAGACTATGACCTTGTTGCTGCTCTTGATCTTCCATGACAAAAGGTACTCATGGCAAATTTAGCAAATTTAGCTATGTTTGGAAAGTAACACATAAGATTATGTCTAAGTTTTTGATTGGATTGTTTATCAAATTTGGTAGATCAGAATCCTTACGCAAAGCGGCATTGTCACTTTTAAAAGATCTAGCTACTAAATCTGATAATGACATAGATGATGCAATCGTAAAGATGATTGAAGAAAAGCTGTTTCCTGTCAAATGACTAACAAAAGTTTCTTCGATATAGAATTTGAAAATCCACCTCCAGAATTAGAACTTTCTGTTGAAATGAGGTGTAGAGAAGTTATGAAAAGTGATGACTTTGATAACGTAAAAAGATATTGCACTTATCTCATAAGACACCAAATGAGACAGGATGTGTTTTTGGCAGGTATGTTAGGTCGTTTAGCTGAACTTGAAGCTTTAAATGCTATAAGAGAAATGCGTAAAGAAAAATTAATTAAGAAAAAATATAAGACTAAAAAAACTTTATTAGACAGATTTAAGACTATGTTGAGCGTGTTCAGATAATCTTCCGTCCTCCCAAAAAACTTTGTAATAATATCGTGGAACTCCAAGCTTATTTTTTTTAGTAAAAGCTTCTTTAATCTTTCCAGTAAATTGTGCATACTTACTGGCAGAATAATTAACTGTTGCATTACGTTTAACAACCTGATTTAATTTAAATTTTTGTCCAACGATTTTTTTATTCGATTGAGCTTTCATACTCTTTAATTTCTTTGATGGTAAAGTCTTTTACTTGTAAATTTGGAATTTTATTAATTTCATAGTTATGTTTAACAATAGCAGTCCTTATATGATCGTTTATCCAATCCCCATCATGAACTGTTAGGTCTGCTCTTGAATCTTTAGTTATGTATATCTTGTGATCCACCCCACGAAGCTCTACGTCCAGCAATAATCTTACTAATCTTTTTCTTCTGTTGTCCTGCAAAAATTTTAATTTTCTGCCAGATGGAGTATCCATTCTTTTCATTTTCTAATTCACTTATGCGTTTCTTAATAGCATCATATCTGACGCAATATTCTTTCATATTCATATTTTCAAAAAAGTATTGCTTTTCTAATTCTGCAAGCTGGTGATAGTAATTTTCTATTAATTTTATGTTGTTCATACTTTACACTCACCTTTTAAATTTTGAAGCATAGCCTTCATTTCGTGCTCATAGTCGTTAAGTTTTTTCATCACATCATCAATACTGTCAGTTGACTTTTCCATTAAGTAATTATCAATAGCTTCCCGTACCAAAAAAGAAAAAGATTTACCTGGAGCAGAAAGTTGCGATAAAGCCTCATGCTGAGTATCTCTTATCTGAACAGTGGTTCGTATTAAGTTTGACATAAATAATGCGTGTAAAAGGAAATGAGGGCTTACAGATCAGGTTAGCTTATTCAGTGACAAAATTTAGGAGCGACTATGAACCCCTTTGACCCGCCACTAAATCCT